GGGTCTCTTGGGTTACTACAATCTCCACTATGAATAACCATATCAATACCTTCTGGTATTTGTAGTAATTCATGGAACCCATGTGTATCACTAATGTGTAGAATTTTCATATTTTATTTATTTTAAGAACCAACTAAATGCATTCTTTATTATTGTAACTGTTACCTCATGATATACAAACCACTTAATCCAAACAAATGGCCAAAATAATAAATCGAACAATGTCCACAAAAAACCACCGTGAATACTATGTCCTATTATTGCAGTTGGTATTCCAAGTATAATACTTGGAAATTTTAAGCTAAAATTGGACTTATTATGTTCAAAATTGAATTTCATTATATAACTTTTTTAGGTCGTCCTCTACGCTTTAGGGGATAAGGCATATGGACTATTTTGTACTTCTCTTCTATAATATAATAAAGATCTATCAGTTCTCCACTACATTTGAAAATTTCTTCATAAACTTGTTCTTCATTGCATCTAAAATGAACAGTAAATGCTTTTATTAACAATTCTAATTTACCATTTTCATCTTTTTCAAAATCCTCGAGTAAACGTTTTCTACGAGAACGTAATAATGATGTTTCTTCAACATATCTTCCTATATCATCACCATACTTAGCAGCAACGTCATTCATTTCATGCTCACACCAATCTGCCTGGTATTTGTAATGTGAATAATCAAAATCACCATTTAATATACGATCACGAAATAGTGCTCTATTATCTAGGGGTTTATTTGGGTTATCATACATTCTCCACCACCTAAAGGCATTGTAGTTTAGTTTACGTAACTTAGAAAACTTTACATCTAGTTGTTTTCTGGTAGTTGTTGGTTTGTATGGGCTATTCATTAATAAAAAATCCACATTGAAAAATAAAACAATATTGATAGTGTGCTCATAAGCACTACAGTTTCTACAAATTCTCTTGGGTTTTCTTTAATTGACTTGATAAATTCTTTCATGACCTTTATTTTTTAATTGTTGGCTTTCTTACCAACACGTGAAGATACGAAAGATATCCCGGGTAGCCAAGCCTCCCGCGCATTACTTTAATAAGTTTTTGTTTCGTCGTCTTCCTTTAAGGATAATTTTACTAAATTTGATAAACGTTCTATTTCTTTTTGGAATTCCCCTTCTGGGTTTATATTTCCTCCTCTAAGTCTTTTTATTTCTGCTATCCTAGCTACAGCGGCATCGATTTCAGTAGAATTAACTATGCCATCTTTGTTTAAATCTAGTTCTGAGTAGTGTTCTCCATCATTACCATTTTGACCTATAATCTCCATCCTTTTTTCTGCTGCCTCCCAATCAAAATCTTCATTAACAGGTTTCTTTTCTGCATCAAAGGTCTCTTCCTCAATAAATTCATCCCAACCATCATCCTCTTCAAATTCCCCATATAGGTTTTCTTTGTATTTCTTTTTAGGGTATGCTTTATCAAAAGCAAAATTAGCTGATATTACTAAGGATATGGCTAAAGGATCAAATACAAATATTATTATAAGTAGTAGTACATTTATAATTTTATCCATAGAATAACCCGTCAAACTCGATAGATATTGCAGTGGTCCTAGTTCACCAGCTACTTCGGTGTTATTATCAAGTTCCAGTACTTGTAGTTGGAATTTTTGTAAACTATCTGATGCTACTATTCGTTTTGATTGCGCCAACTTACGATTTTCCTCCTCAATATTAATACGACTTTGCGCCATTCTAAGCTCAGTTGTGGAGATTGTTTGTCTAAAGCCCCCAGATACCGAGGTGTCTCGTACTTGGATGGTCGAAGCTTTTGCATTAGATAAAGTACTAATATTACTAGATATTCTTTCAATTTCCGTATCATATCGTGTTACATCGTTTTGGTAAAAGTCAATTTTTTGTTGAATAAACCCTTTTTGATTTTCTACTGCTGATAGTTTAGAATATGTTTCTTGATATGCAGCACTTAAAAAGCCATAAATACCCATACTAGTAATTAATACTAATATTATAGTAGCAATAGATAAATAAGTTCGTAAAGTTTTATTAATTGTATCCCAATATTGGTACAATAATGAAGCGGTTACTAATTTAGCAAATTCTAATGAACCTGCCATTATTATAACCTCTAAAGAAGCTCCAGCAAATAATTTGCTAAGACCACTTACTGAGTAGAAAGCGGCTGAGGTTGAAACTGACAAAGCCGAAAAGGCTATTAGGAATGGAAACATCCCTTGTTTTATTTTTTCTATCATAGTCGTAAATATAGGAAAGGAGAAGTTGGAATCCAACTAGTTTTTTATACTTTTCTATTCCCTTTATGTTTATCGATTTTATCGAGAAGGATATTCATTAAATCATTGGTAATAAAACCAGCCATTGATGCATTTTTAATTATACTTGCTAATTGAAATATTAGGAAGGGTACAATTAAAGTTTCGCTTAGCCAATTAACACCATCAAATCCCTTTTCAATTGATAATATTATAGTAATCATTATAACCCAAAATATTAATGTTTTAAGAATTTTAAGAGATTTGTAGGTTTTAAACCCCTCTCTTTTTATTCCTCCAATAATTCCAAAGAACCCATCAGCAAATACTACTAGAGCTATTGCCAAATATTGTTCAAGATTTGATGCTGTAAGTTCCATAAAATAGGAACATATAAATGTTATAAATGTCAATGGGATCGCTATATAAAAGATTGATGTTTTCATTTTATTCTTAGAATATGTCTTTAGATTCAATTAAAGTATATGTAAAAGAATTACCGTAGAGACTTTTTGATTTATAAGCCAATTCCATTAATTGGTTAAAATCAGTTTCTTTTGAAATAACTTGACATCCAGCAGACCATTTGTCTATTTGAGTTGAACCATTTACTCGTGAACCTGCTTTATGTATATTAATTCCAAAAATACCTTCATGAATATTTTCTATTAACATATCGTATTTACCATCCTTATTATTATCTCTGTAGACTTTAATAGGGGTTTTTTGACATAGGGCCTCATACTTTCCTTGATGTTTTCTAATTGTATGAGAACTCCTATATTGTCCGGGAACTAAAATAGCTACACCATCTTTATTTATTAAATTTTCTTCCCAATATTTACCTGGGTCTGTAGTACATGGGAAACAGTGGAATTTTTCTTCTCCATCTACACTATAAGATATTGTAATACAATCGTCAAATTTATTTGTAACTTTACCGTGAGTTTCGGAGTTTCTAACCCCAACAATATTTAAGTTATAATTACCACCTTCGAACCATTTATATTCTTTTGATTCTAAGGCACATTTTATTTGTTCTCTTGTATAACAGCTCATATTATTTTTTTATTACCAGTTCCTAGGGTCTAATTTCTTTTTAGCTTTCTTTAAAGCATCTGCTGCCTCTTTTAATCTTAAAGCTTCTGCTGCGTTATCTGCCTGCTTTTTTAATTCTGCGGCTGCGGCATCTCTTTGTCTTTGTAATTCTGCTGCTGCTTCATCTAATTTTCTTTGAGCTGCTTCAGCTTCTCTCTTCAATCTTTCAGCTTCTTTAGTTTTAAGTAACGCTGCTGCTGCATCAATTGCTTTATTGTTTGTTTCTACAATCGCATCATACGCTGGGTCTACATCAACTGTAACAGTTCCTTCAGTCTTTACACCTACAATAAGTGCTAAGTTTACTGAACCACCTATTGTAATTGGTTTACTATCCTTGTTCCAATCTGGTACTTGATAACCACCACCGATAGTTCCACCAACTTGTGCTCCTGCGGATACTGATGTGTTATTAGTTGCGGCAACTCCTAATGCTTCGTTTGTGTAGTATGTTTTTGTACCAGCACCTGCTTTAGCTCCAGCTATTGCACCACCTTCGAACCAACATCCATCTGTACCTACATTAGCTTCACCACCTGCCCAAGCATAAAGTTCTGCATATGCATATAATTCAACACCTGCGGCATTATCTCCATTCTGTATCTCTGCTTTCAAAGCAACTTCAGCTCTTAATTTTGCTTCCGCTACTGCTTCTATATATAGATTACCATCTCGGTAACCAACGCCATATTTTGCGGATGCATTAGCTTCTGCTTTCATTAAGGCTTCACCTCTTAGAACAGTACCGTTTGGGTCTGTCCACTCACCTTGAGCGTTTACATATATACCAGCACCGGCTCTATACTCTCCGTTTAGACTAGTGTCTGTATTATCCGTTCCACCCTCAGCATTAGCGTTAGCATCTGCGTTTAAACTAGGGTTGTAAGGTTGTGTTGTATTTTCACCGTTTGCCATAATCTTTATTTTTTAAAATTTATTTTATTCTTTTTTACTAAATATTTTTCCAACCTCAGCTATACCAAATGAACCTAATACAAGGTAAACAAAAGAATCATATATAAACTCATTAATTACTAAATCTTTCCCAAAGTACCCTGTAAGTAAATCTGCTACTGCAAATATTACCATTACAGCAAATGCTAAAAACCCAACTACGGATTTTTCGTTGTATTTATTATCATCATCAAATAAATTTTTAAATGCCATCCACTTATTTTTTAAATAATTTAACATATAATAACATTTTTAAATAAAA